AATCAATTCTTGTTTGAACCAAATGACAAGACCACTCGTGATCAGGTCAAGCAATTGGTTGAATCATTAATGAATGATCTGTTAGCCAAGCGTGGTATATATGATTACTTGGTTGTTTGCGATGAAAGCAATAACACCAGCGATCGTATTGCCAGAAACGAGTTATACATTGATATCGCAGTTGAGCCCATGAAGGCAGTTGAGTTTATCTATATTCCAATTCGCCTACGCAATCCAGGTTCAATTGCTGGTACAGCAACCACAGCCTAATTCCAAATAGGCCACTCAACAACAGGCACCTAAGGTGCCTGTTGTCTTATAGGGGGTCGATTTTTTGGAAGAAAAAGGATAAATAGATTTATAGTATAAGGAGATAGTGATGGCAACTGCCACTCTCAGCAGATTTACAGTAAAATTACCTACCAACCAAAGTGCCAGTACACAAGGCATGCTAATGCCTAAGCTACAGTATCGTTTTCGTGTGACTTTTAACGGGTTTGGTGTGAGTTCGGACAGTGTTGAATTGACCAAGCAAGTGGTTAGTTTTAGCCGTCCCACAGTGAGCTTTGGTGACATTGACTTGCATGTTTATAACAGTATTGTTAAACTAGCAGGCAAGCCAAGTTGGGAAAATGTCACTGTTGTAGTGCGTGATGATGCCAGTGGACTTGTTAGTAGACTAGTTGGCGAACAGTTGCAGAAACAGTTTGATTTCTTTGAACAAAGTAGTGCAGCCAGTGGCATTGACTACAAGTTCCAACTCAAATGTGAAATGCTAGATGGTGGTAATGGTACATATGAACCACAGATATTAGAGACATGGGAATTGGCAGGATGTTATGTGCAGCAGGCCAACTACCAAGAAGTCAACTATAACAACAATGATCCTGTTACTGTACAAATGACCATACGATTTGACAATGCTGTTCAGACTCCAGGCGGTACTGGAATTGGAACCAATATCGGTCGTGCTTTGGGTGTAGTTGCTACGGGTTAATAGTCAACTACCAATACAAAAGGCACTTCAGGGTGCCTTTTTTCATGGCTAAATATACATATGGCTAATATTTTCACTAATGCTGTAAAGTTTATCGGGACTACCTTAAAACAAGTTGCCACGCCGGATAATCTCAAATCCTGGTCCCATGCCAGCAAGATATTTGTAGGTAGTAACTATAGACTAATGCCCAAAACTGGGTTTAGTTTTCATGTATTCTTTGACATCAACGACAGCCCAAATCTCAGTAATGTCAATGCAGATCGTAGCCCCAAACAAACATTGGGAATTATGGTAAAAAGTGTAGATTTGCCCAAATACGCCATTAATACCAAAACTTATAACGCATATAACAGACCTAATATTGTACAGAACAAAATCAACTACTTGCCGATTTCTGTGACATTTCATGACGACAGCGCCAACATAGTGCGAAATTTTTGGTATGATTATTTTCAACACTATTATCGTGACAGTGACTATGGATTTGGTGATAAAGATGCAGCCAACAGACTGCCCTATAGATCCAGTTACAAATACGCGCCAGAGGCTATAGCTAGGTTTGGGTATATGCCTAGACGAGAAGGATCTGCTTTTCAACAAAATCCTTATCTTAGAAGTATTAGAATTTACAGTCTACACCAAAAACGATTTAGTGAATATATATTAATCAATCCCATAATTCGCGAATTTCGACACGGACAACATGATTATGCTAATTCCACAGGTACCATGGAACATACCATGGTAGTCGAGTACGAACAAGTTATATATCGTACCGGCCAAGTCGGACCAGAAGTACAAGGGTTTGCGTCGTTAGAATATCATGATCTTGACCCAAGTCCATTAAAACAAAAAGGTGGCGTGAAATCTATCTTTGGCACAGGTGGGTTATTGGACACTGCTGGTAGTGTGTTAGACGATATTCAAAAAGGTAATTTCCTAGCAGCAGCGTTTAAAGCAGCTCGTGGTATCAATACCATGCGCGGTATGAATCTTAAGAAAAGTCTTGTCAGTGAACTAACTGGTATTTACACACAAGAAGCCAGTCGTGCTGTACTGGGACAAATTAACCAAATCACTGCTGGAACCAATACCGGGCGAACTGGAGTAGCTTATCCGCAGGCCATAGACGGGGTCAATAAGTACAACGGAATTAATCAAGTAACCAGTGTAGCAGCATTGGCGGGTGCTGCTATTATATTAAATAGCACGCCTATAACCAACAAATATCAAAAAAATCCCACAGTACGATCAACTCGTACTGCGCCGATATCGAACTATTCTACCGAATTACCAAGAAATCCCGGAGTTGCACGACCCACAACTGCACCTGGTACAGTGTTAACAATTGATCAAAAGTCAGCACAGTCTCAATCTAGTACAGTACAGACAGAACTCAATAATTCTATTGTGCGTACTCAACTCAGTAGACAAATTGCAGCCAACGAAGTCATAATTTCTAGTTTAAATAATCAAAGTAATTTAACTGGGCTTCAAGTTAGAAATATCACAGCACAAATCGGCGGGTTACAGAGTCGACTTGCTTACCAGCAATCTCTGCCCAATACCACAGAAAATCAAAGACTAATAGCCGAACTTGATTTTAGGATACAGCAGTCGCAGACCTTACTAAGTCAAACACAGACTCAATTTGCTCAACAACAAGCACAAATAACAGAGTTAAAAACGCAACAAAATCAATTTCGTGCTAATATTGCTGCCTTACCGGGCTAGGATCACCAATGGCCAACAATCTTACTAGTTCATCAACTCGCACCGACCTTAATACCGAAACCGACAAGTTTTTTAATAACATGTACCAACCTGCGTTTACTATAAGTAGTGCAGTCAATGATTTAGTTATAGGGTATTTTGAAAAAATCACTAGTTCAACTGAAGCAGCCAAATTAATGGCCAGTAGTGTGATTTATACTAGTCTAGCACAACGAATTGATCCTCGGGAAGTTTTAGAAAAATTTAAAACCATGTCCGACACCGAGTTAGCCAGTTACACCAGTATGTTTTTGAATTTAAACCGAGTGGGATCTAGTTATTTGGGCATTAACAATCAACCCAAAACCAACAACTATGTCAAGCGAATGATACGGCCATGACCAAGTATGCACAAGGCAAGTATACAGTAAAAAATTTAGAAAAGTATGTGGGCAAACGAGAGCCCACATTTCGCAGCAGTTGGGAATTTAGTTTCATGACATTTTGTGATAATAATCCCAGTGTGTTACAGTGGGCTAGTGAACCCTTTATGATTCCGTATCAAAACCCATTCACTGGTCGTAGTACTGTGTATGTGCCAGACTTTTTGTTAGTGTATGTGGATCGAGCCGGGCAAAGTCATAGCGAATTAATCGAAGTCAAACCATCACGCCAAACCACATTAGAAAATGCTCGTAACACTCGTGATCGTGCTGCTGTGGCCCTGAATACAGCAAAATGGGCAGCAGCCAATGCTTGGTGTCGTCGTGCTGGTATACGATTTAGAGTAGTGACCGAAAACGATTTGTACCAGAATCCCAGTCGTCGCTAAATATAGACATGACTAAACGACTTGAAGAACTGTTCAATCTAGCTGAATCACCACCCAGCCAAGAACCTGTACTAGAAAATATAGTAACCCAACAACAAGAATTAGCCGACGCCGTAGATATCATAGATCGTATTGATCAAGCTCTACCCCAAGTGCGTGATCTAGATCATGCCGATACCGAGTTAGATGAATTAAGTGATCTAGCCAAAGAAAAGTTTCAAGATCTCATGGATCTTGGCATGAATGTTGAAGCACGATTTAGTGGTACTATTTTACAAACTGCTGGTGTATTGTTGGGACATGCCATTACTGCCAAACAGGCCAAGATTGATAAAAAACTTAAAATGATTGATTTGCAATTGAAAAAAATGCGCTTGGATCAATCAAGTAAAAATTCTAATGTACCAGAGGCCATAGAAGGTCAAGCTGTGGTGATAGATCGTACTGAACTATTAAAACAGATTCTATCCAACAAAAAACCTCTCGAGTAACTAAATATATGATATTAGGATATTAGTATGAAACCATTTTCAGATTATGTCATGCAAATGCGCCCGCGCTACGAGTTCGTAGTAAGGTTAGCTGAGTGCGATGATGCAGGTGATTTGCGTGAGCTTATCACTCAATCTTTGGCTATGTATGTGGTAGAAAATGTTGGAACTGCAAAGCGTTTGCCCATACAAGAGCATAAAGATTTTGTAGGCTTGGGTCCATGCCAAGTACACATGCTTGAAGTCACGCTACGCTACCCCACAATCACCGAACAAGTTAGAAGAAATCTAGCACAAACTCTAGGAGTATCAGCGTCACGAGTTTGTGTGCGTACTAGATTAGAAGAAGATCAGCACGACTTTCAGCCCAGTGTAAAAACAGCGTCAGATGGTTCTGTACTGAATCGTCCGGAATTGGATGCCGAGTCAGGGCAACAATTAGTGGGCCAACCCCGCATTGATAGTATGCTCAAAGAACTCGGTAAAAATACCAAAAAACATGAAATAGCTGGTCATGACACAGTCAGCAAAAACATTTCTATGCCACAGGGCACAGCAAGTCCGGTAGGCAGTCGTGCTCAACAGCGTCCCAGCATTAAAGGAAGATAAAAATGGATCTCAGTAAATTATTAGCTAAATTAAGCCAAATCGAAACCGGTACTGCAACAAAAGTTATTTCCGAATCACAACAAACTGAGGTTCAGGAAGAAGAAGTTGACGAAAACGCTTTTAATCAAGCCGCTGCCGCTGCTGCTCGTTCTAATCAAAAGGAATTTGAGTTTCCCAAAGGGTCAGGCAAAATGCACCCAGTCAAAATGGAAAAGTCAACTGCACATGAGTTAAACGAAGTCGAGCAAGAATCTGAGATCAAAGAAAGCATTGATCTTGAGGAATGTTATGGCCAAGCCATGATGTCAGGCCAAGCCGAAGAAGATTCGGGCATGAACATCAATGCCAGCACTGATACTCGCACAGGTCACAAGAGTTTGACAGTAACAGCGCAGGGTCAAGCCGCTGAACAACTAGCACAGTTATTGAAATTAAGTGGACTTGG